GTCGGTTGTTATTACCCCCGACTAGGCATGCAGCCGACATAAGTTTAGTAGCAGCTGTGATTGCATCTGTTTTGTCATTGAATAGCCCAGCATGTAGCGTGCTTATTCTGGCTACTGTGGATTGGAGTTCTTTCTTAGTAGGAGGCAATTTATTATGAGATAGCATCAACCCTGTGAAGACTTCAGCACTGAGAATTTGAACATGTCGTCTGTTAGGGCATGTTGGTTTGAAATTGCCGACGTCAAAGACCGGCGTGACATCATAATAATCACCATGAGCAGTCTCGAAAGTAACCTTGAAATAAGTGTTTGTCTTATAAAAATCATTTGTGATCTTTGTGGTCGGGCATCTTATATCATCGGGTGAACCATCTGAATAATGAACTGCTTCAAGGACTCGAAGGGCGGTAGAATTGCTCTTGACCCACGAGTAATTGATGGGCAACCTCTTCCGTAAAAAACTGGCGAAGTTCTTATTTCTAACAGTGACATTGCGATGTTTACCGCAGATTACGTCGCTGATCAACATCCAATCAGAAAAAGTTTTAAAAACTGATGCGGTTGGTCTTTCAGGTTCCTTCTGTGGTTGTGGTGGTTGCAATGGCACTTTGGTGATTTTGGATTTAACATCATCAGAAAGTTCCGCTGAGTGAGCAGAATCAATAATATGGATGAGCAAATTACGAGTGACAAGTGCTGCTTGAACTAAATTCCTCGATACTGTCTTAGGGTCTTCATAATAACAATCAAATAAGCGCGAACATTCAAACCAGTCTTTGAAACCGGCAAGATGTTGTCTTTTGCTGACAGTCTCATAGAAATCAAATCTATTCCTAGTCCAAGTCTTTACGAGACCTGACACTCCAAGTTGAGTAAATTTACCATGACTCAGTTCATCAAGCATCTTTACACGATTGGGGCCAACTTGAATTCCTTCACAAATCCAATCAAAGAATTGGTCAACTGACAATTCAGCTTCCATAGCAGCTTTGTAAATTTTCTCATCAGAAACTGAGAGTTCAACACTCTTTGAATTCAAAATAGAGGCGAAGACAGTCCCAGACATTTGGGAAACAGAAGCTTCAAATTCCTCAACAGTCAAGGTGGATTCAAGTGCGGCGTGGAGCTTTTGCAGATCGGTCTCAGAACCATAGCTGTCTATCTCAAACTCTGTGGGTTTGAGGTTGGAAACATTATGATGTAACTGGGTCAGCAAACCTAATGAATTACGCGTGATTTTCCCTTTGGCAAATGATAAGCAACCGATGGCATGTTGATTTGAAAGCATTATACAACATACTGGAGCATTGAGCACAAACCGCGGTGAGAAAAAGGAAGATTTAGAGTATTGTTCACCCCTAGGCCTCTTGACTAACATAAAATTTATGAAATTGAAATAGCGCAAAAAAAGTTTCTAGATTCAAGAGACCACTATCAATCTTGAAGACGAGTTTGTGAACTTTGTCAGAGCATTGTTTGTAGAGTTCATCATTGATGGGGGGTTTTTCTGGGAATAGGCCGTCATACAGAGCATTCAACAGACAATAACCATTGAGAGACAATCTTTTCCGCATGGCTGCAACTGCTTCTTCGTACTCAATCGTAAGTGCTTTGGCTTCTTCAGGCGGCGTCTTATCAGTAATTTTAGGTTTAGGTATGCGGTCAATCGGGTCACCCCAACGTCTGATGAAGTCGAACAAATGGCCATCATTCTTCTTGGTCTGCTGTTTGATCATCAAATTAGTGGTGCGTACATTTCTATTGATACCAACTTGGTTTGCGAAGCCAGTAACAAGCATCTTGATCTTCAAATTACCAAGTGTTGAATCGTAGCTAGTGTAGCACTTTGCAGAGACAACTGGGTTGAATGAGCCCCACTTAAATTCTAAGGTGTCAGCACCAGATTCATTAATTAATTCATACTGGGCTTCTGTGACAGCACCATCCAACTTATATTTCTTGGTCAAAATGTCCAATTGTTTAATGTGCG